CGATTAGTTCGTGTATGGAGCAGTATCTCCATGATGTCGAGGTCGATACGTCGTGTTTGGACAAAGCCTAGGCGCGGTGCATTTTCTTCCTCCTCGCCCCCAGCATGGGTAAATCTGTGCTTAGGGGTTTCCCGGGTGGCGTTTCCATCAAGGCCGGCCCTTCGGATGGAAAAGGAAAGGCCACTCACGCCTTGGGTACGGGTCAATCTGTATCCAAGGGTTATGGAGGTTAGGGTATGCCAGACAATGAACAACAGAATCTGTTTCCCGACGCTGAATTGCCGGCAATAGAGACGCCCGTACTGTGCGTCTGCCCCAATTGCAACGCGGAGTATGAGGCGGACGACGGGGTTATGGCGGATGATAGCGTAGTGTATTGTCTCGATTGTGTCCATACATGCGCGGAATGTGGTCGTGACACTATCGATGGGGGTGAAATTCAAGTCGCATACACTAATGGGAACTGGCACTATCCCGAGGTAGCTTGTCTATGTTCCGATTGCCGATTCACATGCGCGGATTGCGACCGGCAGTTTGCCGACACCGTTGGCACATACCACAACGACAATGGGGAGCGTATATGTGAGCGGTGCTTGGAAACATACTATTCTTGCTATGAATGCGGGGATATGATTTATCAAGACGATGCGCATTGTCTCAATTCTAGCACATATTGTAGGTCATGTTACGACTCTTATCAGGGTGGTGACGAGGATGACGAGGATGACAATGAGGATGACGGGCGGATACTTCACGCCTACGATTATCGCCCTACGCCATGCTATAACACTATGCCTGGTGTCCAGAACGGCAATCCGTTCTTTGGAGTGGAAGTAGAAGTTGACTATCCACAATATCGGTCTAAGCCCGACCGAATAGCCGATATCGAAGCGGCTAACCTAGGCGACACTTGGTATTGCAAGGAAGATGGTAGCTTGAATCATGGGTTTGAGGTTGTGTCTCACCCTGGTACTTGGCACCATTGGCAGTCTGTCGATACAACGTGGATGAAAGTCCTGGCGACGGCGGGGTATCGCTCGTTTGATACGTCTACTTGCGGCATGCACGTCCACGTATCTAAATCCTGGCTTACGCGCTTGGATGAACTGAAACTATTGGCATTGTTCCAGAATAATGCTGCGCTCTTTAAGCGACTGTCCAGGCGTTGCGGGGGGCAAGAATCGAACTATGCCACTTACGCCGCCATTACTCGGAAATCGAGTACGGCGGAATTGGCTAAGATGTTGGTTATAGTGGACCATGATGGTAGGAGCCATAAATATGTCCGCAAGGTACGCTGGCACTCGCGGTATACCGCAATCAACCTGGAACCGACTAAGACGGTTGAATTCCGGCTGTTTCGCGGTACATTAAACCCGGCAAGCTTCCGCCGTAACCTGTCTCTAGTGGTTGCCGTATGCCACTTCGTCAAGTGGGCAGGTATGCACCAGTTGACAACGGACCATTTTAGAGTATGGTGTAAGGTACTGGGGAAGAACGTACTAGGAAAGGGGGATGCAAAGATATTGGTATCGTGGTTGAATGAATCACAAGCTAGCGAACCCGCGGCAGATGTTGCCGCATAATACAAAGGATAGGTGCCTCATGTTTGCATCGGAGCAATTGGTTGCGTCTCAGAAGGCTAAGATTATCGCGGCGTTGTCGGATACGTCCAAGTATGCTTCCCGGAGTTTGGGCGCATTGGCGAAACTCATAAACGAAAGCGCCGAGTACACCGACAATCTCTTGGAAGCCACGGAAGGCGTTAAGGTTAACCATGAGGGTAGTCGCTCAGGCAAGACGTATTTTAGCCTGGCAGGAAGCTAAGTGCCCGCGTTTCTTGCCCCGTAACTGGGGCAAGATACCCATGCACTTTGTACCGGGAGAACGGGAGTCGTGATCTTGCGTATTTTTCAAACCTTGTTGCTTGGAATCGGGATAGTTGTCGCCGGTCATGTAATAAGCTACTTGGCCGCGATTATCTTTAAAAGAAGGGATTAATAGCATGTGTCTCATTATGTCACAACCACCTGGCGACGCACCGTTTCCCGATGAGCAATTGGAGAACGGTTGGCAAGCAAACAAGGATGGCGCTGGTTTCATGTTTGTCGCGGATGGACAACTGCAAATTCGCAAACCCTTCTACAAATTGAAGGAACTGAAAGCCGCATATGCGTCCGATCATGCGGCGCATGGCGCGGCATCCCCCTTCGTGATTCACTTTCGTTGGGCTACACATGGGGATAAGACAGGGGGTAACACACATCCGCACAGCCTGGCGGGCGGGGATGCCGCGCTAGTCCATAACGGGATACTGTCTGAATTCGATTGGGGAGGGCAGACATATTCGGATACCGCCGTGTTTTGCGGTACGGTTTTGGTGGCGCGTACGGCGGAGCAATTGGTATCCGAATCCTTTGGCAAGATACTAGCCGATATGATCGGCAAGTGGAATAAATTCGTCATCATGGATGCCCTGGGCAACGTGTCCATTGTCAACGCCGATCAAGGCGTGTACGATGGTAGCCGATGGTATTCTAACACGGGGTATCTGCCCCCTACGCCAAAGAAGCATTATCAGCAATGGACCAATTGCAGCGGATATACGCATGGCGGCGCGTCCACGTGGGAACGCATGGACGGCGAGGGTGTGGCGCGGGGCGAGGTGTTCGACAGCACTGCCGATGCCTTGACCGCTTGGCGAAAGCGGTTTGACGCGCCCAAGTATGCGGAGCAAGGTCTATCCCTATTTGACGAGGCGGACCTGGATGACCGGCAATGGGCGGAGAGCCCCCCCGTTAGCGTTGAGGCAGAGATAGCGGACCTTGAGGAAGAACAAGAGGCGGCGCTTGCGGCCTGCGACCACCAATATGCAGAATCGTTGGCATATGACATAGCCCACTTGCGGCGCGGCCTAGAGCATGACGCGGAATTGGACCTTGCGATGGCGCGTGACGGGCGGTAATTTGCTTTTTGCGGGAATGTGGTGTACACTAAGCTAGGAGACCAATGTGAACGATCATTCTGACGCTGCCTGCGAGGCTATGAGGAAGGCTTACTTAGCGTACACGGATGCTAAGGCCGCCTATGAGGATTGCATCAGGATCGAAACTGCCAAGGCCAAGGCCCGCGCTGATGCCGTATTCACCAAGAAGGAAACAACATGAGCGTATTCGATGACGAGCGTAATGTGGTAGAGGCCGTGCGGGTGCTGTGCCCGCATGAACCGCAAATGACCCTGGCAAAGCGGATTAAGTATGGGGATATGCTGGGCTTGGCGAGTGCCGCCGCGCTAACTGTGCGCCGTCCCTTGCTTTCCATCTATAGCGTGATTCGGCGCTTCGACAGACAACAGGTGAAAGCATGAGTGAGACAAACTACCACCGCCCGCTAAAGCTTCCGGCGGATCGAAGTTCGCGCATGGCGAAGGCGCTGGAGGCGGATGAAAGCAGCATTGCCGCAGGGGGCGTCCCGTTTAGCGGCGTTGTTGTCAATCGCCGGGACGTAATGGGTCATCGCTACCTGGCCGTGAAGGGCTTTCCGTATAGCCAGTCGGTTGCGAACGTGCCATTGAAGGGGGATGTACTGTGAGCAAGGAAACGGATCGGCTGTTAAACGCGGGACGACAGGATGCCTATGAGGCCCGCCTAGAAGCAAAACGCATACGGCGGGAGGCCCGCCGTACGGAAATGCAGATTGAGCGCGCACGAGCCGAAGATATGCGGATTCGGACGCTGGTGGATGAGGGGGACCTGGAAGACTTGGGGGAGGATGAATTTTGAAAGGCCCCCCTAAGCACTACCCGAAGAACCTGGACTTGCGATTCGGGGCGGACCCGTTCGATCCCCGGATGCACCGAAACAGCTCAATACGGGAGCATACCCCACTAGGGCTTTTATTTGAGGTGTTTCTTTGGTGCCGGGCGCACGATGTGCCGCCGGCCTTTGCCCCGATGCTTGCATCAATCGAAGCGTGCCTGCAACGGGAATGTTCTGACGCCCTAACCGAATTGGAGAAATGGCAATGATTGACGCCACCGTTGCGAGAGAACAGATTGACGTGGCCTTTCGTATCCGCCGCGCTATCTGCGCCATTAGTGAGAAACAGCCGACTTACGCTCGATGCGTGATCGACCAATTCTTGCGGCACATTGCGCCTAGCATGGCGACATACAGGGGGGCCGACTTCCCCGTAACGTGCCGCCGGTTTGCTGGCAACCCTGAGCGTGCGGCCCACGGCGTGACTAGGTATACCGCGTTGTACTTTCACGTTGGCAGTGCAATCCTGGGCCTTTACGAGGTTATTGATGGCCGGGAGTGCCCTACCCTGGAAGACCGAATCACGCTGCTTGAGAACGTAGCCAAATACGGCCTGGATCAGTTCACAGTGGACGGGGACGATATGACAGGGTATACTCTGGTCATGCGACCGTTACCCCAACTTCAACCGGAGACAGGCCCCGATGCCCTACCGGATACGGCAAGCAGTACGATCGGACTATATGAGTCTGGAGGAAGGACTCGTCTTCGACGCCCTGAGGGGTTGGTCATTCGACCCAAGCAAGGCGACGATCCTAGACTTCGTACCGACACGGATACTGTTTGAACTGTACCGGGCGCATGCTCGTGAGTTCGACTACACCGCCAGCGAGGAAGCTGTAATCCTTAACGCCACCCAGTTCGGGGTGGCGCTGCGGCGGGTGTTCGACATAAGCGGCGACCGGCGCACCCGATGCCTCTATGCAGGCCGAAGGGAAGTCGGATATCGCTTTGTCAAGGGACCAGGTTCGATTGTCACCCAGCTAAATAGAGGAAGGCCAAAGAAATGCCGTATCGCGAACTGCATATCGCCCGCTGTTACGCCGCCCATCTAGGCAATGAGGCCCGGCGACACTACGGCACTACGGCATACCACGACGCCAAGCGTATCTGGCTAACGGCGGTAGATAGCCTTAACGTCTTGGAACAAGAGGTGGAGAAAAAACGAAACGAAGCGGAAGACGAAAGGAAACGACGATGAACTACACAAGCCAACATGGCGAGGACAAGTGGATCGTAGAGAACCTGAAGCTGCCGGAAAAGGGGGTGTTCGTTGAAGTCGGTGCCTATACGGGCATCGCCATGAGCAACACCTACCACTTCGAGCAAAAGGGGTGGACCGGCCTTTGTATTGAAGCCGACCCCCGTCATTGGGGGCAGTTGCTGATGAACCGGCAATGTCAGAAGTTCTTCGGCGCTGCGGGTAGCAATCCCGACTTGGCGTTCTCCATGAACCCCGAAAGTTCGTGGTCCGGCTTTGGGCGGGATGGCGTATCAGTCAAGGTGCCGGTGCTCGGTCTGTGGGATTTATGCTATGCTTATGGCATCAACAAGATGGACCTTCTGAGTCTGGATACCGAGGGTACTGAACTGGACGTGTTTAGCACGCTGTACCCGGAGATCGAGCCGGCTATCGTCATCATCGAATGGGAGACGGCGGGTCTGCCTAGCAATGAGCAGCGGATTAAGGATTACTTTGCCCCGCTCCCGTACCAGCTGGTGCATCGCAACGTCGGCAATATGATCTTCGAGCGGACCTATGCTTAAGGAAGTAACCTGCCGATGGGTCGTGTCGGAGTGGTGGCGCTGCGATTGGCGGGAGTTCGCCGTTGTGCCGGCCATTAGCGAGGCGGGGGCAGTGGCTAAGGCCCGTAATGCAGGTTTGCGACCTAAGGATCGGCGGATGAAAGCACGTAAGCTGAAAGTGACGAAGCAATGATTGGTTTTGATCTGGGGGATAAACGACGGCTGTTGACCCGGCTCTATAGTCGGATTCGGCCCGTCTACGGGGGTCCGGTAGACTATGCGGCCTTGACGGACTATCGCCGCGCTCTGGCGAACATACGGGGGCAGCGATTTGGCCGCGTCTGCCTCTACAGCCTGTACTTGGGTGCATTTGAATGGGATTTATGGGTATATTGATGACCAAACTGCCACCACCCCCGCCTAATGCCAGACCGCATCAAGTGTTGGCCCCGCGCCCCGCGCCGGTTTCTTGGTTAAAGGTGCTGCAAGAGTGCGGGTATCCCCGTGAAGTCTTAGTATTGGACTTTGAGACGTACTTCGACGAGACGTACCACATGGGCCGAGACGCTAAAGCCCTGTCCACGATTGAGTATGTGAGGGATTCGCGTTTCGAGGTTGTAAGCTGTTGCTTCACACTGATTCATCAACCGTTCGAGGACTACGATCAAGCCACTCAGTTCCATGCGGGGGAGGGGGCGGTTGCTTCCCACCTGAAGTACATTCAGGGCCGCTGGGGGCAGAACCTGGAAAAGCTGACGGTTGTCTGCCACAACGCGACTTTTGATGCTACGGTGTTGAGCCGCAAGTATGGCATCCACCCGCCGCACATCATAGATACCTTGGGCCTGGCCCGGCATCAGAATAGCCGACAGAAGAATGATTTGGGGACCTTATGCAAACAATACAGCCTGAAAGAGAAGGGGGATACGAGCCAGTTCCACGGCGTCACTTTCCGCAACCGATTTAAGCGGCCCTCGAAGCGCGGCAAAGGCCCGAAGCTGCCGGTGCAGGTGCCGAAGATCACCGATGCCCAACTTGCGGCGCTGAGCGAATACAACTGCAACGACAACATGCGGGAGTGGGAACTTTTCACGATTTTGTTGCCGCTGCTGTCTAATCCTAAGACTGAACTGCGGCTGATGCAGCATAGCATCGAGCTATTCACTAAGCCTGTACTCAAAGTAGACTTCGCCTTGGGCAAGGAACTGATTGGCCTGTACGAAGCGGAAATGGAGAAGGCATTAGCCCCGGTCGGGGCTACCCGCGTGGACATTAGCGGGGATTTAAGCTTTGCCAAGCTGTTGGATGCCGCCCTGGAAGCGGCGGGGGACCATCCCCAGAAGTACTACAAGGTCGGTAAGCGAGGTTATTTACTCGCCATCGCCAAACCCGACCCCGAAAGACAACTTCTGCTGGATCACCCCGCCGCTCCTGTGCGGAATCTGATGAGTGCCCGCATCGCCCTGGATAGCTGGCCGCTGCACATTGGCCGCGTCAAGCGGATCATGGCGCAGGCCACGGCAGACCTTTGGCTGCTGCCTGTTCCACTCCGCTACCACGGCGCGCATACCGGGCGATGGTCCGGGGGCGAGGGTATAAACTTGCAGAACTTGAGTAGCCGGGGCACCGATCTGGTTAACGCCATCCGGCACGTACTTATTGCCCCGCCGGATCATACGCTGGTAATCGTAGACGCTGCCGCCATCGAAGCCCGCGTGTTGGCTTGGATTGCGGGGCAATGGGACTTAGTAGAGAAATTCAAAAATGGCGAAGAAATTTACTGCGGGTTCGCTTCAAAAGTGCTTGGATATCACGTTCGCAAACCACAAAAATTGGGAGGTATACCTGCGATTGAACAACGCCTGGGATGGGCTAGAAACGCGGTCGGAAAGATCGGAATTCTTGGATGCGGTTATGGGATGGGCGCGGCAAAGACGGAAAGCTACGCAAAGGGGGCGATTGACTTCGCTACCGCCCAAAAAATCGTTCAAGTCTACCGCGAAGAAAATAAAGAGATCGTCGCCTTCTGGAAAAATATCGAGCGCGCCTTTATATATGCGGCAAAATACCAACAGGCGTGCGAATTGCCGCGCGGCCTCCGTTTCGATGCCACGGAAGCCTGCGATATTGTGCTGACTTTGTCCAACGGACGAGAACTCCACTACCCCCGCGTGAAGGTCGTTGCCGACAAGTATGGCGACAAGATCGAGGTTTACAATCAGATGGAACATTGCTGGGAGCATACCTGGGGCGGGTCGTTGACGGAGAACGTGGTTCAAGCGATGAGCCGGGATATCTTGGCGGAGGCCCTGTTAAGATTAGAAGATCAGGGGCACCACATCGCATTTCATGTACACGACGAGCTAGTGCTGTGTGTGCCGGACGACAAGGCGGAAGCAGTTTTGGCCTTAGCCATTAAGGAACTAAGCGTTACGCCTACCTGGGCACCCCTGTGCCCGCTGGCGGCAGAGGGCGGATTGAGTAAACGATATGGCGCACATTAACTTAGCAGTCGGAATTGATCCTGGACGCAAGGGGGCTATTGCCACGATTGAATGCGCCACCAGAACCCCGCATGTGTGGGCAATGCCCGATCATGGCGAGGAGCGGGGCGTAGATGTCTGGGCGGTGGATGCAATCCTTGCAGAAATCCCTGCCACGGGCGCTTGCGTCGGCTTGGAATGGAATTCCGGCAGGCCCGGTGAAGTCCCAGACTTCGCCTACAGGTTTGGCTTGCAGACCGGACAACTTGACGCACTGCTTTGGGCGAGGGGCTTTGATATCCTGCACTTGGCCTCAAACAAATGGACTAGCAGGCTTGGCTTGCCGGGCAAGAGCCACCACGGGGCACTAGAGCAGCGTGCAGCCCTCTGGGACGCCATCTACCCCCCGTACAAGGGTCTGATTCGTGGGCCTCGCGGCGGCATCCTGGACGGCCCGCTTGACGCCTTGCTGATCGCGGAGTATATCCGCCGGGGGTACGCCACTTTGACGGGGCACAAGGGCGGTCGCCGGCCTCCGATATTCCGGGGCGGCGGGATCGACGATTTGCTTTCCATGTGATTATGGTGTATAGTGATGGGGAGACAATATGGCGACCCAAGTAAACCCCACCTGCTACCATCTGTCGGCCTCAAGCATTGCCAGCTTCAAGGCGTGCTCAACACGCTTTCGGTTGGCATACCGCGAGGGTCTTCGATCTGCGACAGACAGTGACAGTCAACGCCAGGGCACCAACTGGCACGCCATGCACGAGACGTACGCGAACGCATGGGAAGCTTGGAAAACCGACGAATCTGAAAGCGAGAATGCCGAACGATCGGATCAGGACGAATACGCGATGAGGGCGGTGGTCGAGTTCCTGAATGCCAAGTACGCCAATATGCCGGCCTCAAAGACGGCCCTGGAATGGGAACTTGAGCGAACCGTGCTTCTGATGAGTTTTGTGGGGTATCTCTGGTATTACCAAAATGATGTCGTCGAAGTGTTAGCCAGCGAAGTGCCGTTCAATCTGCCGCTGAATCTTCCACGCACGGGCTTACCCCTGCCGATGGATGAAGTCCAGCGTGTCGGCAAGATCGACCATGTTGTACGCTGGCAGGGTGCCATATGTGCCTTGGAACGCAAGAGCACTAGCCGGAGCATCGACGCTTCCAGTGACTATTGGGATTCGTGGCAAAAAAATACCCAGGTTTCCCAGTACGCTTTGGCGTTTCGGGATATGGATTGGAGCGGGGTAGGCATTCAACCGGGTGAACGCTTCGGCAACACCTTGGCGGATGTCTGGCACAAGCCTACGATTCGGCCCGCGATGCTGACTCAGGCGGCGACAAAAGAGTTCATTGAGACGGGGAACTACCTTAGCCAGCACTTTGAGATTGAACGTCATGTGCCGAATACCTTTGCGGAAATGGCTCCGGTATCCGTTAATGGCACCATAGTCGAAGCCGAGCAAGGCAAGAAAGGCTTTGCCATCCGGGAGACGCCGGAGATGTTCGGGGTTCGGCTGCTTCAGGACATCTATGACCGTCCAGGGTTCTACTTCGTCCGCCGGGAAATCAGTCGTACCGATAAGGACTTGGAGGATTTCAAACGGCAATTGTTCGCCGTCTACACCGCACAAAAAGCATTTGCTAAGAGCAACTGCTGGTTTGAAAATGAGTCGGCTTGCAGGGCAACGTTTTCCTGCGCCTACATACCCATATGTTACGGTCCCGGCGCTGATGCAGTCTGCGATGGGAGGACGACGCCGCCGAACTTCCGGCGCATTTTTGTAGACTTGACCCACGAAGGGCAGACGATTGATGCCGAGTAACCTTTTAACCCGATTTGAGGTACATAATGCTATCCGCACCGCCCACGAAGCCGAAGTCACCGTTGAAGCTGCCTGGGCTAGTTACCAAGCCTACGGCGAGCGCCCCGCCAGCGCACAAGCCCAAGACGTTCTCTATCGCCCCGTGGTCCGACACGACCGAAGGCGAGAAGATAGTCATCTACGGAAAGACGGGCGACGGAAAGACGACGCTGGCTTCAATGGCACCCAATTGCGTTTTCATTGGGCTGGACGACGGGGGTCGGAAAATCCCCGACCCGCGAACCGGCCAGCCAGTCAACGCCATTCCCGGCATTGCGACTTTTATGGATGTACGAGACGCCCTGCATCAGGCCGGTCTCTTTGCCCCGAATGCGACCATCGTTATCGACACGGTTACTAAGCTGGAAGCGGTAATGGAGCCGCATATTTTCCAGCATTACCCCGCCAAGGACGGCAAGAAGGCCACACACATGCGGCACTACGGCTGGGACGGCCCGGCCCACCAGCTTGATCTAATCCGCCTGATCTTGTCTGATCTGGATACCCACGTGCGGGCGGGCCGCAACGTAATCCTGCTGGCTCAGATGTCGCAGGTCACAGTCGCCAACGCCGCTGGCCTGGATTACCTGGAAGACGGGCCGAAGTTGCAGCACAACAAGCAATACAGCGCCCGTACCGAGGTTTGCGAATGGGCCGATCACGTTCTGAAGATAGGCTATCAGGATTTTAACGTAACGCGGGAGAACGAAAAGCAGAAGGCCGGCAAGGTCGAGAATGGGGACGCCACGCGGGTTATCCACAGCGGCGGGGCCCCCCACTTCATCGCCAAGTCACGGCCTATTGGCGGCAACCGGATTCCCCCGGTCATCGCCTTCGCCTCGCCGGCGGACGATACGTGCTGGAAATTTATTTTCGAAGGGGCGGTAGTCGCTTAACAGGAGATAGCTATGGTGAAGCCGAGGAACACGTTAGTTTTGGTGAAGTTAGTCCAGCAAAGTCAACGCCTGATCGGTGCGATCGTCAAACCAACAGGCGGCGAAGAATTTGCCGAAGCCACGGTTACCGCCATTGGCCCTGGCAGCGGCAGTGTGGCCGGCTCGAACAGCGAGACGTTTGACCTGTTCCCCGGCCAGCGTGTGCTATTATTAGCCAAGCAGCCAGGTCCCGGCGGCACGATGAAGCTGGCCGGTATCCCGGTTGAGGGGCCGGATGGAACGTATCACCTGTACGAACAGGCTCGCATCCTGGCGATTGTGTCCGAACCCGTAAATTAACAGGAGACTGCATATGCCGAACAAGATTGATTCAGCCGGAGTGTTCATCGGTACTGTTACCGAATCCGGCTCCGCACTCACGAAGAAAGGCCTGCCGCAGTGGATAGGCCGCTTGACCGCGACGAAGAAATTCGTTGAGGATAAGGCCGAGATCGAGCATTTCCAGAAACAGGGTTTGCTGGCAGACGGCAACCCCGCCTATGTGGACTGGACCAGTTTCGACGAAGAAATCATGGGCTACCTCTGCCTGTTCAAAAGTCCCGATGTGTTCAACAAGGAAACCGCTCTACTGAACTATGAGCAGTTGAAGCTGGCCCTGGACTGGAAGGGCGAGGAATTTGAGAGCCTGGGCGACGGCAGCCACATCGGTAAGTCCATCCTGTTCCGGGTCGAACCCAAGAGCGCCTACACCAACCCCGAAACGGGCAAGGTCACAGGCGGCGATGGTACTTTGGAGGTACGATGGATAGACGCAGCGGATGCCCCGCCCAACCGGCAGTTAAAGACTCTGGACACCGCCACGGTCAAGGCGATGAACGCCAAGCTGAAGTTCAGCAAGGCGGCACCCAAGCCAGCGGCGGCGGTCGTCCCTGTCGCCAAGCCAGTCCCCGCCCCGACGCCTATGGTCACTGCGCCCACTGCGGATGGCCCATCTTCGCCCACCGCGTCCAAGCCGCCCAAGGTCAAAAAGACTCCCGCTCCCGCCCCGACCCCGGCGGCGGGCACGGAACTGGCTAAGGAAACCGATCAGGGCACAGCCTGGGCCTACGTTGTCAGCCACAAGGGCGATAATGAGGATGCGGTGGTCGAGCAGGCGTGGATCGAGGCTACCCAGGAAGTCGGCGAGAACAAGGATGAAGCTGACTTCACCGGCTTTGAGTGGGCCAAGGTCCGAGACATCGTGCTGAAGGACATCGCGGCGTAAGACTGCACCGCTGATATCGCGGCTGCCGGGAATAGCAGAGGGCGACGGTGAAAGCCCGTCTAGGTGCCCCCGATCTGAGGGGTGGAATACCGGCTCAAGCAGTCCTACCTGTTAGCGCACCTGCTCTGCGGGAAGGCGTAACAGGAATGCGTTTGCGGCTTCGCTACCATAGAGCCGCGAGCAGTGATGGAAGTGGTCGCACCGGCTGATGACCATCTGCCCGTTTAAGTCGGGCCACTGCTTTTCTCGATCCGTTGCAATGGGTGGCGCTTCCTAGCCAACTGGGAAGAACACTGGGTTCAAACCCCGGACGGGTCGTTTTTCCATGACCAATAAGCACGAAATACTCTTGGAGAAATTCCAAGGTAACGCCTACCCTGTCATGTTGCAGGACCTGGGCGAGCACTTGGGCGTTTCCGAGGACTCCCTTCGGCGGCTGACCTTGGGTTGGGCACCGATTGTCACCTTCAAGAAGGGGCCAAGCTTCTGTGGGTGGTGGGCGATCCCAGAGCGTGACGCTAATGCCGAGGTAGTCGGTATATCGCTCCGCTCACAGACTGACTTTAAGGTGATGTACCCTGGCAGCAATCGAGGTCTAATCTATGAAGTCAATCCGGATCATAGTAATGGAGAGAAGGGCTATAGCGCGGGAGCCCATAATTGGATCAGAACTATGGACGCGGGCACGCCGTGCCCAGTATGTGAGAAACCGGACGGGTGCATCCTTAGCGCCGAAAATCCCGCCGACCCTAAAGCCGTCATCTGCCTTCGGATCAACTCGCCTCGGCGTTTGAAGCTTGGCTGGCTTCACGTACGTAAACCTGAAGGCCACCTGAAGAACATGTCACCTTTGTCGTCTAGTGATTACCCGGTCGTGTGCGTGGAGGGGTTCAGTGATACAGCGGCTGCTATGGACTTGGGATTTGTTGCCGTGGGCCGTCCCAACGACCTTGCTCGCATGGATATGCTTTGCGATCTTCTGCGAAGTCGCCCCGTGGTTATCATCGGGGAAAACGACCGCAAGCCGGACGGAAGGGAGCCGGGAAAAGAGGGCATGATTACGGCGTTCCAGGCGCTCAAGCATGTCTGCCGGGACTTGCGGATGGTCATGCCGCCGGAGCACATAAAAGATATCCGCGTCTGGAAGGCCAAGTACGGTCTGACTAAGGATGAATTTCTTGAGTTCGTCGAGAAGAAGGGGGAAAAGCAGACAGACGCCACGGTGATCCTGGATGACCGGCCAACCACGATCGCACGGGCCTTCCTGGAAAGCAACCACCGGCTTGCTAGTAGGTATACCCTTCGCCGCTGGGAGAGTACCTGGTATCGCTACGCCGGGACGAAGTATGTGCCGGTCAAGGATGAGGCGTTTGAGAAGCCCATCTATGATTGGGCCTATGGCCGTCTCTTGATGCGGATGAAGAAAGGGATAGAGGCCCCCGTGCCCCTAGT